GGTTTCCTTTTTTAGCTGTTGTTTGGATTTTTTGAAAAGGGAACTCAGTTCCACCTCCATCTGTTATATCATTTAAATAAAGCATGTATACTAGTTGTCTTCTAGACGCGGCTGTCGTTCGTTCGTGGTGAAATGCTTTATATCCCCCTAGAGGAGGAAACATAGATATTATATTAGTATACTCAGTTTTTAACCCATAATTAATAGCGTATCTCTTCATGTACTTTATGAGACAAGGTGTTAAAACTTTAAAAAATCCTGCGATTGCTTTGTGCTGTGTATCATTGTGAAAAGTAACGTCGATAGATTCCTTTGATGTAGTATCTATTTTTAATTGATCTTCAAAACCTACACAACCTTCCTTTTTATAACGGGTGTCTTCGTGATAATATTTTATTAAATCATCACATACTTTTTTATCAACATTATAGGTTTCTATAAAAGAGGGCATTATATCAATATTATATATTTCTTTTGAAGAGGGCATTATTCAACAGTCAATTTTTTAATCATACTTCTTAGCTTTCCTACCTCTATTAAAAATTCATAATTAATTTTTGACAATTGTGCAATTGCCCTGTCTTTAACTTCAACAACGTCTTTGTAGTGACGGGTAATTATTTTTTCATTCTCTAAAACCATTTTCATTTCTTCGTGCTTTTTTCTTAAGGCATCAAGATCATTAATAAGTTGATTTTTATGTTTGTCATGATCCATAGATTTTAATACATCGTAGTCCATAATCGTTATCTATCACACAAACAAAGCATATTCAAACTGAAGCGATGTTTGTTTTTAATAGGGGATGTTCCTTTATGTTTTATATTACTGTTAAATATAATAGCCTCTCCTGCGTTGGAGGGAATAAATTTATCTTTTATAAAAGTTCCTCCATCATTAGAGTGTAAATTGTATACTATAGATTTATAATGACTTTCTGGTGCATCTAAATGATAGTTTCCTACAGAAGAGTTGTCATAATAGTTCCAATATATTCTTGAAATAGTGTGTAGATTAGATTTTAATTTTTGTTTAATAAAATAAAATATTATTTCAGCATACAGATTTAAATCTGTTTCAAGGCGTACCTTCCTAACCTTATCATAAGTAACTAAAGCAAATCCAGCGTTAGGTCTACTTTTATCAATTACCTCATTAAAAAAATCTTCTCTAGTTTTATTTTCAATATCGTGTGGAAAGCCCCAGTTCTGTTGATTACAAAGTTTTGTAATAATATGTTTATTAATTTCGGGGGGTAATATATTTTTTATTTTATTTATCATATAAATGTTACAACCACTATAACTCTTGCATGTTTCTTTGAATGTACAACTGCATGAGATTGTTTATCAAAAAACAAAACCCTAGCTTTTTTTGAAACAATCTTCTTAATTACTTTATTCTTATCGTTAAAAATATGAGTTGCCCCTCCATCAGTTAAATATATAATAATTTGTTTGTGATCAAAAGGATGGTCCACATGAATGGCCCCTCTTGAAGGAGACTGCGGAAAGGTTAAATTAGCAGAAGCTCTTAAAGTTTTTTTTAATTTAATATTCATTGTCTTACACAGCCTCGTAACAATCTTTATTACATCATAATATTTGTGTGATGTTATTTCTTGATCTCTCCTATCTTGTAGAGTATGTGTAAAATTAATCCTGTCGTCGACAACTGTTTGACCTATCATTAAATAATAAGGACAATCTTTATTTAAAAAATTATTGCAGAGAATCATAGTTTCTTCTGGTTTAAGTATGTCATCATAAACTTGTATCATGTGTAGTTTATATTAATGTTTAATCTAAATTTTGCATCGGTGCATGTTGCTGAGTTGTGTTCTTTAGAAGCATCAAACAATAACAATCTATTTTTAACAGAGCCTACTTTTTTGTTTTCAACAAAGGTTGGTCCATTATTTGTATTTAAATAGTAAAGAGCTCCTTTAGTGGGATAGGTAAAATCAACATGCTTTGGATGCTGGATTACTTTGCTTACGTTTGGATATAAGTTAGCTTTGACTCTTATAAGTTTTTTATGTTTTATCTTTTTTAAAATAGGTATTATTAAATTAAAACAATTACTTTGCTCCCCATGAAGATAAAGGTTATGGGTAAAATAAAAATTATCTGTATCAAAATGAGTTGTCACGCTATTTTGATAATACCAAGGAAAAAAATCTCCTGCTAATGTATCTCCAATATGCTTTGCAGTATCTTGATCTAAAAAGTTATCTATTATTTTCATAGCGCAGAGAAGTTAAATGATACTATTGTTTTTTTAGTTTGGTCCGTGATTAATGGGGAACGATGTAATAAAAAAGATGGAAAAATTAAAAGATTACCTTCTTCAACTGATAAATCCATCTTATTAAATTCTGTTTTATATTTTTTATTGGATAAACTTATATAATATATTCCTGAAAAATTGCTTTGCGCATGAGTGTGCCAATCAAACTGAGAGTCTTTTTTATAGATATGAAACCAATGATTATGGTGCCATGTTTTTTTACGTACCTTTCCGTACAAATCTTTTTTTAATACGTCTATACATCTATCGGCTATCTCTTTAACATAGTCTTCCCAATAACTTCTTCTAAGAAGAGAGTCGGTTTCCCAGTCTGTTTTATGCACACCCTGTGTTGTATTAGCAGGTGTTTTGTTTATTTCTTTTAAAATTTTATTTTTAATTTTTTTGTGCTTGCTCACTTTAAATAGATAAATGTATTTATTCTTCTTTAATATTAAAGGGCAGTCCCAAACGTGTGCGTCCGTCATATATATTTTTAGATCCTCTCTTGTTATAATGAAAAAAGACTTGTGTATATGTTTCTCCTGGAAACTCTTCTCTCCAATGTTCGTGCTTACAACCATCGTAAAGGAGAATATCTCCTGGGTTTAATAAAACTTCATGAATTTTTTTGCTAGATTCTTTTAAATAGATAGGCCACGGGATTCCCGCCAGGTTTAGTGTTCCTGAAACAGCACAAGCATTTCGATCAGTGTGTCTTTTTAAAATATCTCCTTTTTTATAGAGTCGTGCGTAAGAATAAGTTGGGACTAATTTTAATTTTAATTTACTCTCTATAATAGGTTGTATATTCTTTAAAACTAAATCCAGAGCAACATCTCCATAAAGAGCAAAACTGTTGAGCACTTGTGGATCTCCACTTAATGCTCCATGTATTTCAGAGAACGGAGATATGTATTTAACCTTTCTTAAAATTTTTAAGACTTCTCTCTTTTCTAAAAGATAGTCGTTTAAAAAGTTGCACAGCTCGTTGCTTATAATATTTCTAACTACTAAATGTTTCTTCATTTTACCGTGATATCAAAAGCAATACTTATTCTATCTTGTTTTGATCTGTTCCTTTCTACAGCATGTTTAAGATTAGACGGAAATAATATTAACATGTTTTCTCGTGGGGTATGTTTATAGACCCTTGCATTATTGGAGTTATGATCATTAAATTCTTTTAAGTAAAAACTATTTCCTTGAGTAAATGGATTACTAAATACTATATCACCAGATTTTTTTGGAACTTTTAGAGAGTATATTAGGGAGAAGTGTGTACTAAGATGTTCGTGTGGCCAATTAAAGTCACCTGGTTTATTAATGTTTATCCACGGCAGACTAAAATCAATGTTTCCAATTTTTTTTAAATTATAGATTTTTAATACATTTAGAATATGTTCTTTGGTTTTATCAAATAGATCTAAGAAAACAGGATGGTCATCTGTGTGTAACCTAGGAGATTGATAACCCTCGTTAGAATGATCTGCGTTTGGCAGTTTTCTATAAACGTGCTTAGATAATTTCAATAGTTGCTTGTTTAATGTAGCTACGTCAAACATTTCTATTTCAGTAATATACAAATTAAAGGTAGACATTAACTGACCGGCTGTTTCAGTATCACTGATCATTGTTCTCTTTCTGTAAAAAAGAATACAAACTAAGGTCTTGTGTTATTTGTTTTCTGTATTCTTTTTTTCTCAGGTTTAATTTTTTAATAAATGGTTCCCATTTTCTTTTTAAAGAAGCTGTATCACATTCGCCAATATATTCAAGAGCAAACCGATCTGTGGGAGACCAGTTCATTCCTGCCGCAATGCAGTGTAAGCCTCCAGAGTTACTAAAATGGTAAGTTTTAGATCGGTCCAATGAGGCTGTTAAAAATCCATTGATCAAAGTGGGTTTTAAATTAATTAGTTTCTCCTCCCATTGTTTGTTAAAATTAGCTTTCCAATAAGGAGTATCTTCTCTGTGTGACAAGGCGTAATGTAGTGCAACAAACTCAGCAAAATTTCTAAATAAATGTTTACATTGAAAAGTAAAATTATCTTTGTCCCATTGAGATACTTTCTCTCTTTGTAAGTTTCTAATTAAATAAAACAAAAACTCATGGACAGAATATAAGCCATTACTTTCTAGCGGTTCAATAAATCCTGCAGACAGTCCTATTGCACAAACGTTTTTAACCCATAATCTTTTATGGATACCTACATTCATTTTAATATTTCTAAATTCTAATTCCTTAGTTTTTAAATAATTTTGAAATTGTTTTAAGGCATCCTCATCAGAAATATATTTATCTGAATAAACATAGCCTGTTCCAATCCTAGACCACAAAGGTATGTTCCAGACCCAGCCATTCTGAATTGCAGTACAAGTTGTATAAGGTACTAATTGTTTTTGTTTATCTTGATAAGGTATCTTGGTAGCCCAAGCAGCGTTGTTAGGAAGTAAGTCTGCGTAAGATTCAAACGGCTCATCTAAAGTTTTATTTAAAAGTAAAGATTTAAACCCTGTGCAATCTATAAATAAGTCTGCTTTATGCTTATGGTTCAATGATACGATTCCATCTTCATCTTGTTCAATAGTTTCTACATCTTCTTTTATATGTTTGATTCCTCGAGGGATACAATACTTGTCTCGTAACCATATACTAAATTTAGTTGCATCAAAATGATAAGCATAAGTTGTTTTTTCTTTATTGAATCTATTTTGATTTACATAGGCCATTTGTAATGGATAAGTGCAATCTGCGTAATCACTGTTTGAAGTTTGTGGGTATATAAACTTTTTAAACCACCAATCATTTAGTCTGGCTAAGTTATTGTCAGTGTAAGGGGCACCAAAAGGATAATGAAAACTTTCACCTTTCTTATAAAAGTCTGTAAACTTAATACTTAATTTGTAGCTTCCCTCTGTTGCGCTTAAGAAATCTTTGTCGTCAATTTCTAAATATTTTATCCATGTTCTAATTCCTTCTATGGTGCTTTCTCCAACGCCAATTGTTGCTATGTTAGGTGATTCTATTAAAGATATATTTTTGTTAGGAAAAGCTTTTAACAAAGTAGCGGCTGTCATCCAACCAGCAGAACCTCCTCCAACAATAGTTATATTTTTCACTTAAAATTTTCTCCACGCGCCCAAATAACCAGACTATGTCTTGTACCCGATGTTATAGGTGTGACTCTGTGACGTAGAAAGGAAGGGAAGACTATAAGAGTTCCCCTAGGTTTTTTACCCATCTTAATAATTTTATCTTCAGGGGTTTTAATTTGTAACTCTCCTCCTGTATATTCTTTTGGATTACTTAACGTTATTATTCCAGACACTTTTCTTATTAGTTTATCACTAAGAAAACTATCAGTGTGCCATTTGTAGAATTGATTTTTTTTATATTCTGTAAATTGAAAATGTTCAAACTCATTAAATTGAAAATTCCAACCTGCATTTCTATTTGCGGTGTAAAAATAACCACTAAACGATTCTCTGATCCAATAATCAGATAGAAAACAAACATTAGAGTTACGTACTTTTGTATTTGGAACAT